TCACGTACCCTCCAGGCGGATCTTGACTATGCAGCAGTCCCGCGCAACCTACAGCCGACTGTTCTTGTAGAGACATCTCCTGACCGTCATCAAGGATACTGGGTGCTCACGAATGAGCCTACTAGTGTTGAACACTTGGAGCAGATGAGCCGCTCATTAACATATCAAATCCCTAATTGCGATAAGGGATGCTGGCAGCTTGGTCACAAGATGAGAATGCCAGGAATGCTCAACTTCAAGTACAAGAACAAGCCGCCAGTAAAGATAGTCAAGAACTCGCTAACTACCATCAAATCACTGCCGCTTCCTTCGCGCGCATTATTGCGCAAAGCTACAGAGGAGAACTGGGAGCCAATACCACTCAACTTCAAGCCTCTTGTCTTCCTACAGAAGATGAGAGACCAACTGCCATCGCAAGTGTACACTCGATACCAGAGAGTACAGACAGAAGGTGAGAAACGCTCCGGCGCATTGTGGGGGTTAATGATTGCCCTATTTCGTGCTGGACTGGATAGAGACCATGTGTACTACCTTGCGCTGAATTCAGCAAACAACAAGTTCGCGGATAATAAGTACAATGGTGAGCGTGACCTTAAAAAGGACGTACTTCGAGCCGAGATAGAAGCGCACAAGGGCTCAGCTCAAACTATACGTGATCACATTACAGAGGTAAAGAGATCAAATCATCCAGTTGCAGAAAAGCGAAGACTGATTGCCGAGGCTGTGTATCAAGACATGGACAAGCGTGGGCAATTCATCAGCACACCAGAAGGTGAATTCTTCGTGCGTGAGGATACTGGACAGCCACTATTCGTAACACGACACTCACCATCACTGGATGCACTAATCGAAGAGCGATACTGGCTCAATCGCACAGAGACGGAACAGCATTACACTATCGCGTATCTGGAAACTGCAGTACGCGAACGAGCGCACAAAGGGAACACCGGATACTTGTCCTATTACAATCAGGAGTCCGGCGTGGTACTGCTACACACAGGTCAGCGTGATGTACTAGAGATTGGACGCGACAGAATCAACACGATTGCCAATGGCGAGTATGGAGTTGTCTTTCCCTGGACACCAGGAAATACTCCATTTGAATTGCGCGAACAAGTAGAGCCATTCCAGTCGCTATTAGATGGATGCTTCGACAACATCATTGAGCTATCCGAGCCAGAAGCGCGGGCCTTGCTAAGGGCGTGGTTCATGTTCTTGTTCTTTCGTGACGCAATCGTAGCGCGACCAATACTTGCGCTATTCGGACAGCCAGGAGCAGGTAAGTCAACACTATTTCGACGTATTTACTCATTACTGTATGGCCGGTCAAAGTCGGTCAACTCATTGACGACACCAGAGGACTTTGACCATGCTGTATCGCACGACCCTTTAGTCGTCTTTGATAACGTGGATACGTTCACGCCTTGGCTGCCAGACAAGCTTGCCCTGAGTGCCTCTACTTCCGACTTGACTAAGCGAAAACTATACACTGACAACGATACATCGACATTAAAGCGTCATGCTCTTATTGGATTGACAGCGCACAATCCAAAGTTCAGGCGAGAGGACATTGTAGACCGACTTCTACTCTTGAACTTCAAGCGACTTGAAGTGTTCAAGCCAGAAGCAGACATACTGGATAAGATAGCTCAAACTCGTGATGCTCTTTGGTCAGGAATCGCGAGAGATATTCAGAAGGTACTAAGCACGCCATATCCAACAGAATCGGAGGTACCTGCATTCAGGATTAGCGACTTTGCACGCGCTGGACTATGGATTGCACGTGCACTTAACTTCGAAGCCGACTTTCGATCAGCACTAGCAATTAATATCAAAGAACAAGTGGCGTACAACATGGAGGAAGAAGGCATGCTAATTGATGCCCTTCAAGCATGGCTGCGTCATAACAAGGAGCGACAATGGAAGTGGATAACTGTTAGCCGATTGCACAGCGACCTGATGCTGATAGCGCCCGAGGAGTTCGCGCGTACTTATCCGCGCTCATTAACGCTCGGCAGAAAGCTGTGGTCATTACATGATACACTCAAGACTGTATTCAGAATCGAATTTAAGACTGGCGCACAGCGCGAATGGAGGTTTGCTCCACTATGAGAAAGAGCAAGCACATAATGGTCAACTTAGAGCCACTCATCTATGAGGCGCTCATACAGCTCGTTCAACGAGAGGCAGAATCAGAAGGGAGTATGCGTGGAGCTCTGTCGGCTAAGTGTCGCAAGCTCATCATCAAGGATCTGGTCGAGAAAAAGGTAGTTACTCAGGAGCTACTTGAGCAATGCCTCTAATCATCGACTTTCCGGTCTGCGAATGGTGCGGAGATGGTGATGCACATCTCTGCCCTATTTGTGGACACTTCACATGCTGGTCATGTTTCACAGAAGAGACGCTGACAAAGTGCGTGCACAAGAAATACGAAGAGAAGGGAGACAACTGGGTACAAGATGACAAAGATGATAACAGTTCGCAAAGAAATACGAATTAGCGCAGCACATCAGCTGTACAAGCACGAGGGCAAGTGCTCGCGTCCACACGGTCACAACTACCTGGTAGAAGCCTTCGCGCAAGGTAGGCCTGATGTAGCGACTGGAATCGTCATCGACTTCTACGAGATGAGCCTTCACTTAGAAGCCACAGTCGGACGCTTCGACCATCGCGACCTGAATGCGAATGGAAGCTCGATACTTGGCAGCTCGATTGAGACAACAGCAGAGAACCTAGCTGAGGCATGGCTTTACGACTTGAAGCAACTAAATCCTAAGTATATAGGCTTGCGTGTGTGGGAAACAGAGTCCTGCTACGCGCAAGCAGGAAAGACAGAATGATGAATGCCAAAGGATGAGCTTGCCGATGGGCCAACTCATTGAGGTAACGACTCCACACCGATGCTGCGGTAGGTGTGGACGTTCGTGGAGTGATCACCTGCGCGAGAAGCTTGACTGTGTCGCGTGGGGTATCAATTACGGCAGCACGCACGTATGGGTATGGTGGGAGCCTGCGACATGGTACAGATAGCAGTTAATGAGATATTCGGGCCAACCTTCCAGGGTGAAGGCCCATCACTGGGCAGAAAGGCAATGTTCCTACGCCTAGCGATGTGCAATCTCAAATGCTCGTGGTGTGACACGAAGTATACGTGGGACTGGGAGCATCACGACAAGGCTAACGAGGTACACCTGATGGCGCCGGAGCTTATAGCGGCGGAGTTAGTCTCACGCACGACGAATGAGGTACTAGTTATTACTGGTGGCGAGCCATTGCTCCAGCAGAAAGCACTGGCTAAGGCACGGCTGCCCTTGTATTTCCGTCACATTCAGTTTGAGACAAATGGCACCATAGCGCCGGATGATTACTGGCTTAACGAGCGCGGCGTCTTCTGGAATGTCTCGCCTAAACTAAGCAATTCAGGTAACGCGCCTCGCGAGCTGCGCGGTGTGCAACGGCTCAAGAACCATGAGCGTGCAATATTTAAGTTCGTCTGTTCAGCCCAAAGTGATCTGGAAGAGGTGTGGCAACTGCAGATGGAGTATAGGCTTGACCCACGACATATCTGGATTATGCCGGAAGGTACACATGCTGAGGACATTCTTGATACCATGCGTTATCTGGAGCCAGCTGTGCTATCTAACGGATACAACATGACTACACGCTTACATGTGCTCTTGTGGGGCGACAGGAGGGGCGTATGACGCGTAAATACGATGACGGCACCGACGAGCCGTATCGCGTTGTCGGCAAGCCGTCCATGTCACCTCACCCCTTATTCAACACAGGCATCTTGTGCAAGCCTGCCTTCTTCCGAATGACGACGGACATTAGGCGTATTCATCCGGAGTGGAATGACAAGCAAATAGTGCAGCGCATAATTGACCTCTTCTTGGAGACGTACTATGACTCGCCAACAGCACCCTATCAGCAACACTCTCTCAATAGCGGAGAGGACGGCACGCTTAGCGCTAGCGCTGGAGGGTTTGAGAATACCAGCGGCTACGAGTGGACGAATGGCACGCTGGCTAGACGAGTATCAGATCGTTACGAGCCCTGGCGTGGAGGCGAGCCAGAACCAGACGCTCCCATACGACGGAGTGCTAGGCCAGCCCTTTGATGACGGACATGACGAGATGGTTGTGGTCAAAGACATTGACTTTATTGCGCTTTGTGAGCACCATCTCCTTCCGTTTCATGGACGAGCGGCTATTGGATACATCCCTAATGGTAGGCTACTCGGCTTATCCAAGACAGCACGTATTGTGCAGTGGTTCTGCCGCGAGCCTACGCTGCAAGAACACATCACAGCTGGAGTCGCGGAAGCTATCGATGAAGTAGTGACGCCTAAAGGCGTGATTTGCGTACTGTATAATGTAGTGCATTCGTGCATGAGCATGAGAGGAGTTAAGCAGCGACACGCTAATACAACTACGAGCAGTATAAAGGGCGTAATGAAAGACGCTTCACCACGCGCGGAGTTCTACGCACTAGTAGGAGGCTCAATCCAGTAATGTCAGCATTCAACCAAGAAGGACAGCAAGTTGGCACGCAAGTAAACGTGCTAGACAACCTGAACCAGCTTGCCACGAAAATTCGCGAGATAGCCGTGGCTCATGGCTGGGAAGAGACGACGCGCTCCTTCGCAGAAGAGGTCGCCTTGTGGCACTCGGAGTGTAGTGAGGCGCTGGAGGAGTACCGCAATGGACACGCCGAGAACGAGGTATACTTCGGCCCTGATGGCAAGCCAGAAGGCATACCTATCGAAGCGGCAGACGTTATCATCCGCATCCTTCACTGGTTCGCGCGCCAGGGTCTGGACGCACAAGCGGCCGTAGAGACGAAGATGGTCTACAACGACTCACGACCGCACCGGCACGGAGGCAAGATTCTATGAACATGGAAGATGCTCGTAAGTCGGCTCTGGCCTACTGGCTTGGCGATGATGCTGGAAAGCCAGTCTACCAGGAGGCATTCCTGGCCGTTGCTGAGGCGCGTGCGGATGGTCGCAACCAAGGTACGCACAGCCCAGACTCCTGGCGTCAGGAGGACCTACAGGACCGTTTGGAGCGCGCGCAACAGCACGTATACAACGCGTACTGCAACATAGCTGAGGAGGGCAAGTCAAGGCCTGACCGGCAGGAGATGACACACGCCATCTGCGACATAGCCATAGTTATGGCAATTCTGACGGAACGTGACAAGGTGGCCGCACGACTTGAGGCTACGGAGGATGAAGCCAAGTGAAATACTGCCCCGTAATGCCTCCGAAGGCAGCATACCTGCTGGAAGAGGTGAAGCACGAGAACATGGGTTATTTCTGTTACGCAGACGTAGCCTATGAGAACGACCAGTATACCGACTTTATGACGAGACAGAACTATGTGGTGCTCGACTGTCCCATCATGGAGAAAGGGCGCATCCTGACGCCAAAGGAGCTACGCTCGGTAGTCGAGCACGTCAATCCTACGTTCACCATCATTCCTGATAAGGTGTTCGATATGCACGAGACACTCGTGTGGTTCTACAACTACTGCGAGGCAATCGCGCATCCGTCCATGTGCGGAGTACTACAAGGTACGACCAAGGACGAGCTCATTAAGTGCGCGCTGGAGATGAACAAGTACGGACTTCAGCGCATGGCAATTCCACGCATCTCAGAGAAGAACGGTGGCGTGCCACGCAGTGTCTTGCTACGTATCTTGCGCGAGGACTTACCGCACATACAGTGGCACATGCTCGGAGCGAATTTTCCATACTTAGACGAGTTTCGTGTGGCAGAGATGGCATCATCATGCGACACGGCTGAGCCGGTCAGTGCGTCGCTAGAGCTGACCTTCCTAACCAAGCACAGTACCGAGCGGCCGGATGGCTTCTTGGAGAAGGGCATAGAGCACTTCGACCGTGACTGGCTGCGGCACAACATCAGGTCAGTATGTAGGTGGTTTGAACATGGCCTCCTCTCATAAGTTCTTCGTGTGTCAGCAAGGTGCTGACGTGCGCGTGTTTGGCCCTCGCGCACTGGCTCCGGAAGGGTGGAAGGTGCTATCCGTTCACTTCTCCGGGGACGCTGCCCTTGCTGGTCGCCGGAAAGCGTTAGGGCCTTCGCATACGCGCACCCCTTCATACCGGGTACTGAGAGGATACTAAAGTATGCAACTTATAGATAGGTGCCACAAGAACGGAGTGGTGGGTGAGGGTCGTCCTGACGCGAAGGTGCTATGCGTAGGTATAGCACCAGGTCGGAACGAGGCGCACCAAGGAAGGCCCTTTGTGGGCAGCTCAGGTCGCTTGGCGAAGTCGTTCTTGAAGCTCGCTGGATACTCGACTGACGAGGACAGTGGACTAGCACCTGTCTACATGACCAATGCATACTGTCGCTGGAATGACCAGCCCGAGCCAGGGGACTTTGATGAGTGCTATCCACGACTGATGCAAGAGTGGAACGCACTACAACCTGAGCTAGTGGTCGTGTTCGGAGCACGCGTCAAAGATTACTTGTTTGGTGAGAAGCAAAAGCGTGGTCACGTTGTCTGGAACAAGAAGTACAATTGCTGGACACTGTACACTGTTCATCCAGCAGCAATCATTCGCAAAGGTGGAGAGCATTGGCTCTATGACTTTGCGCGGGACATGATGAAGATTCCAGACGTAGTAAACAGCTTCAAAAAGGGAGAGGAGCAGTGGGCTGTTTCTTACTCAGTTGCACACGACGCCCAGGAAGCGCAGCGTTTCATTAACTCATGCTTGGAACTGGCACCAGAAGAACCAGTAGCAATTGATATCGAAACACGCTACAAGACAGAGCCAAAGGGACAGGTGCTTTGCTTTGCCATATCCGCGCCACATGGAACGATGGTAATGCTGGGCGAATGGCTTGAACAAGGACTGCTGCACTTTCCAGATACAATCCACTGGACAATGCAGAACGGAATTTTCGACGCTGGCCGTCTCTCACGTAGATATGGAATCCAGCTGACAATCAAGGACGATACCTTACTGCAGGATTATTCCCTTGATGAACGAGGTGGCTCGGATAAGGAAGAAGACGCAAGTGTCGGCGTAGGCGTTCACGGATTGAAAGGGCAAGCAGCAGAGTATCTCGGTGCGCCCGACTGGAACGAGAAAGGTGTAGAAACCATCTGGGACTCAGGGCTGGACGGACGCAAAAGAATCATGCGATACAACGCGCATGACACGGAGTACACCAGGCGCTTGTCAATCCGGCACCGAGAAAAGCAAGAGAAGGATAACGTCAGAGACGTGTACAATCGTCTCATGCTTCCGGCAGCCAATGCGTTGCGCGAGATTCGCGACTATGGCGTGTACATCGACCAGTACGAGCTAAGCAAGTTCGCAGCCAAATGGATACCGGAATTAATGCGGCTTGAAGAAGAGCTTCGTGACGCGTCAGGTATCGACAATTTTGGCTCACCACAACAAATCGCAAAGTACCTTTATGACGATATGCACTTCGTCATCCCTGAGCGATGGTCGAAGAACATGCTGGCATCAGAAGCCACAGTATCAGGCCGAACTACGAACAAATATGTCCTTGACCAGCTAGCGGAATACGAGGACACTCCTCCTGAGATTTCCGAGTGGCTCAAGAAGCTAAAGGACTGGCGCAAGATTGACCATCTTTTCAACACCTATGTAACTGGAATCGAGGATGATATTGAAGAGGATGGGCGCATCCATCCAGACCCGAAACTACATGGAACGCGAACGGGCCGACTGTCGTACTCAAATCCACCAGTACAAACAATACCGAACCATGATGAGGACTTCGACTGGATTAAAGGGTCAGAAGTACGGCGCATCTTTGGTGTACCCTCTAAGGATCTAGAAATCATGGAGCTCGACTACAAGCAAGCCGAGCTTTGGGTAGCATGGATGGTTAGCCAAGATCCGGCATTACTGGAAGCATTGGAGACAGGTGACTTCCATGCAGCAACGACTGAACTGGTATTCGGAATTAAGCCAGGACACCCTGACTTCGATATGCGCCGATACGACAGCAAGCGAGTGACATTCGGAATTTTCTACGGACGCGGTGCAAACAACCTGTCAATCGTCTTTGGACATACGCGAGCATACTGGCAAGCAATTATTGACAAATGGGAAGAGACATATCACGTCTACATTGCGTATCGCAATAGCATCAAGAAGCAGGCCATTCACAATGGTGAACTAGTTGCTGTATCAGGACGCAAACGAAGGTTCTGGACTGTACTCAACCATAAGACGTTAAACGAAGCGATTAACATGCCCATTCAAGCAACAGGACATGACTTTTTGCTTGATTCGCTAATCCGTATTCAGCTACAGCGAATGCTTGAACCATTCGGAGGTCACATCTTGTGGGAGATTCACGATAGTATTATCGTGGAAGCACCACGCAACATGAGAAAGGAGATTGTAGAGACAGCCAGGAATGTAATGTGCGAACCGAAGTTCGACTTGCCTCGTGGCCTACAAGTCGATATCAAAGCTGGTCACAATTGGTTTGACGTAGAGAAAGTGAAGGTATAAAAATGGCGAGTGGAGCGGCAGATGATGCTGTTGTCTTGTTTAGTGGTGGGCTGGATTCCGCTACGTGTTTGTGGCACGCAGCACAAAACCATCTGCACGTGTATGCGCTGCACTTCACTTATGGTCAGAAAAACATGAACAAGGAAGGTATGGCAGTTCGGCTACTGCAGCGTGACTTGAACGGTCGTTACCTAGTGGGGCCGGATGACAGGTTCCAGGAAAAGGCGAGCATGCACGTGTACGCCATGCCTATTTTCGGCGCGACAAGCGCCATCTTGTCTGGTGGCAAAGGCAAGATGGACAAGGTACAGGACTTGATTGTTCCTGGCCGGAATGCAGTGTTCCTAAGCATCGCGTATGCCTTCGCGGCTCAGCGTGGTGCGCGACACGTTTATCTGGGTGCCAAGCGTAGCCAGTTTCCTGATTGTCAGCCAAAGTTCCTGGCTTTGATGGCAGAGGCACTTGGCTTGGGCCTTGGTGCATGGTCGCCAGTTGATTTGAAGCTGCCACTGCTGGGCTGGAGCCGACAGCAGACGCTTGACTATGCGCGTACGCTTGGTGTGCCGGTTGCAACCACATGGTCATGCTACGAGGGTGGCACTGTGCCGTGCGGTGAGTGCGGTGCGTGCCTCGATCGCGCATCAGCCATCTAATGTCTCAGCTAACACCTGGCGAGTTCCACCAGCTAATGCGTGACCGAATGAAGCAGGTCATTCAGCGCTTCGAACAGCTTTATCTTGAAGACGCTCCTGTGGAAGCGTTTGTCATGGGCTGGGCTGTCAGTGGCAGTGATGACTTACAAGTGTCTGGAGGTGGTAACTTACTGAGTGTACACATGCTACTTGAAGGCATCCGACACGAGATGCTATCAAGTGAGCAAGCAGAACTGGTGGAAGGTCGCGACAATGCCTCAGATATCTGAGCTTAAGCTGATGGCAATTGACCCAGGCCCTCATACTGGAATGGCTGTCTGGCTTCCGTCATATGGCTACAAGGCGCAAATGACGCAAGACATGGATGAGGTAAGGACGTGGATTGATGACCTCATTCCTGATGTGCTAATCATCGAGCGCTTTGCAACGGCAGGCAGGATATCAGTGGATGGCCTATTCACTGTCGACTTAGTGGGACAAGTTAAGGGCATGGTGTGGTTGCTTAACAAGCGTGGCTGTCACATCGACTTAAAGGTAAGAACACCATCGCAGCGTCGTGCGTTCATGTTCGAAGCCAGGGAAATGAAGATAACGGAAGGACCACACGAGCTAGATGCTCTTGCTCATTTACTCGCGTGGAAGTGGCTTAAGGAGCATGGTAGAAATGCCTAAGAAGTCGGAAATTAGTGCAACTGAAGTGGCTGAACGACTTGAAGAGCAGAAGGAGCTTACTAAGGCAGCGTGGCAAGCCGTTGTAGATTCGCTTAGTGATGGTGCACACAAGTATCCTGCTAACTTGTGGCGCAACCTGCCAGCAGGTGTGCATATGGAACATGCTAAGGCTCACCTTCGTCACATGTCAGACGAAGACATACGCCATGCCATCTGTCGTCTGGCGATGGTGCTCGTCCAGCGCCGCTCAAGCTAACGTGCTTCTTGGCTACACATATACAGCACACAAGTCACGCTCGTCTAAGCAGACTGTCTCCAAGACAGGCAAGTGGTCAGGTAACGTACCGATTGCCCACATACCCTACTATAAGGGTCAGGACGCCATCTGTGGAGAGAGACTTGTGGAATGGATCGAGCCAGACAGTATTGAACACGTGCGCGTGTGTCGCACGTGCATCTCTCGCTTCGAAGCATCGGTAAGGAAGGGTGACCCATTGCACAGCCGTATCCTGCAGGCGCAGCTCGGTCAGACCCTCCTTACTGGCCCGCAGTTATGACTTGACTCGAGAAGTTAGAGACTTTCTCTAACTTTCTGCGTAACCTCCTACTTCCTTATCAAACAGAATCGGATTAGGCATTAGAATTAACAGACCCTGACCGATGGCTTCAAGTAGTGCTGTTGTGTTGCCCTTACCATCGAGCATTAAGCCTGCCTGAACTGCTATGGCTCGTAACTCCTCTAAGGTGTTCGGAGTGAGCTTGGCAAAGTATGCCTTTCTTACTTGACCACGGATGATGTGCGGATTAATGCCCATTCCTGCTTTGACTCTCACTCGGTTCTGGAACACTGCCTCCTTGTGTGGTATTGCTTCGTACTGATCACTGATGTAAGTAGCCAAGAGATACCCCTTCCAAGAAGTTACCTACTAAACTGCCTGGCTTCGTGTGCCTAACGTCATGCTCATTTGCCAGCTTAATGAGCTCATACAAGGCATGTGGTGTTAAGCTCACCTGATGCTGGTGCTTAATACTATACTGATTATCGTTCCCTTCTTCGAATCGCCATGAACCTCCCCAGATATGTGCCTCTTTCCAGTGAGTAGGCCTGTCGTCGTGAACGTGTGATAGATACTCGTCTGTAAAGAATAGATCCCAATCAACCATGAAGAACTTCTTATTTCTGTACTGCCAAGGGCTGCGTGTAACTTTGATTGCCTCTAAAGCTATAGTTTGGAAGTACTTCTCTGCGCGATTTGAGATGTGGAAAATGACTGGTATCTTACCGTGCTTCATCTGTGCTGGAGGACGTGGCTTTTTTCGCAGTGAATCAGGTAGATAAGTACCTCGAGTTGCGTTGTCGTCTGTGCACCAATGAGAAGCAAGCTGTATTACTGCATCGTATCGCTGTCTTGCTTCTACCTCTTTTCCACATTCCTTACATGTTGCCTGGTATGGATACTTATTTCTCTTCACTTTTCGTGCTACTCCTTGTGCAGGATACTGAGTTATATTATCACCCTGTTGGGTGCCCATCCCGTATACACACATTCTATATTACTTAACTATATACTCTTAGCCTACAAGGGGGGTAATACATAGGATTATAATAATTGTTACAAGCATGATTATTCGTGCCTGCTGGTCCTGTGATATTGTAGCACGTTTGGGAACAAAGATCAAGGTCTTTACAGTTGCGCTTATGAGCCTACGTTAAGGAGCATTGAAGCTCCGCTTGTTGGCGGTGTGTGCAATCGAGCACAGAATAAGCACGCTAAGTCGCGTGCTTATTCTTCGCCTTATGCCTTGTGGTACGGATGCCGTCCTGGCTTCTTTATCACCTCTCGATTCAGCGTGTGACCGACGCTCTCTGCATCGCGCAGCTTCTCGTACAGTTCTGCGTCGCAGTTCTCGTAGCGGTACTTCGCGCCGTTAATGAACTGTACAAGCAACGTCTGACTAATGTCGTCGAATGCTATGTACTTAACGTTGCTACTATCGGGGCAGCTGAACGTGCGTACTTCCGGCCGTCTGAATGACGGTGCTGGCTTTGGTGTCTCGAAGTCACTCATGTCCATCATGCCTTTAACCCCTGCGCTACTATGCGCTGAATGCACGTGCCGCAAAATACTGGATTTTGGCCGTCTGCAACGAAGTACTCATCTCCGCTGCGCATGTGAATCAATGCTGGTGGGTCTTCCCAGGTGTCAAATGCGCCATCGTTAATTGCTTCGAGGAACGACGCGAACATCATGCCTAATGCGTTGGCTACCTCCTCACTCATCACTTCGTCGTCGCAATTGTTGCACCGTTTCATGTCTTAAACTCCTGTCTTGTCTTTGAGCGTTGCCTTGATGTGTTCAAGGTCTTCCTTTTTGAGGCCCTTCTTCAATGCCTCTAACAGCACCTTCTCTTCCTCGCGCTTAATACGTGCGCGTTCTTTCTTAGCTGCCTTCTTCTCCTCTCGTGATGCGTACTTTCCACTCCTTGTTCGTGCGTCTACTTCGCGTGACAAGTCGTATCCAATGTACTGCGCTAATGCCTCTCGCAAGATCTGCGCTGTTGACACATTGCGTGCTCCAGCGAAGTCATCAGCCGCTTCCTTGAATCGCGTGCTCAATGTGAATATGAACTGCATGGTGTGCCCTCCGTGCGGTATGTCGTGCTCTGTAATAGCATTGTTGCATGTGCCCTGTCATATGGTCAAGCTGGTTTGGCCCTGAAATATAAGATGTGTAGATTTGGCTAGATTTGCTGTGATTTGCGTAGATTGCTAGAAATAAGCTACTTCAAAGGCTTGCGCTGGATGACTGCACATAGCAATACTGATGCATAGCAGTTGAAAGAAGGTTCACAGTAATGCAGGAAGTCATCCAGGCAGCAGCCGACAAGATCGCAGACCTACACGGTATCGCACACGTTCAGGTACAGCGGTTCGGACTGTTGCCAGAAGAGCGTCGCATGGAATACATGCGTCACGAGATGGCTCACCACATTCATGCAGCACACATTAAGGCGGCTGGTGTCAAGGGTGCTGGAGACAACGCACACGGTCGTAACTGGCGCAACATCGCAGCGCAGGTCGGTTGCCAGCCAAAGGATGACAATTGCCCCATGAAGCGCCAAGCACGTCGCATGGGCAATGCAGCACTGGCGCAGGCAATCATCGCACGCAGCAACGCACACGTTGTAGTTGCAGCGCCGGTCGTGCAAGCGCCCCGATTCGTTGAGAACCCGCAGACGCGTGCCGAGTGGGTGCAGTACATCGCCGCTAAGGGCCTGGTCAAGCTGGGCAACGGAGCAAGCCGCACCGCATACGCACTGAACGCCACGCAGATCATCAAGATCAGCACGAACGAGCATGACCACTGGAACCAGTGCGAAGGCGAGGCGAAGCGATGGGAGATGAGCACATCGGAGCAGCGTCAGTACCTGGCAACGATTTACAAGCACGGCAAAGGTTGGATTGTCATGGAACGAGCACAGTTCGTGTTGCGCACATGCGACGAGAATACGCAGCACGCAGTGTGCCACGACATGCAAGTCGAGACGCGCATCGGAGACCTCCATTCAGCAAACATCGGTTACTTTGGCAAGGGACGTTTCAAGATCCTAGATTACGCGCTGTAGGGGCGCAGGAGGGTAAGGAGAGGTAATGACGCAGGACATGGGAGCAAACATACGGGCAGCAGCTGAACAGGTCCTTGAAGGGTACTACAACGAGTACTCACGCATCAATGCGGATATCCAGTGGAAGAAGGTGGAGCTCGCATCGTTGCGCCGACAAGCACGAGAGATGCGAAAGAACATCAAGCTCATGCAGGAGGCGCTATCGAGCGAGTAGATTCATGAAATAAGCTTCAGGCTTGACGTAGCTGCTGCTTCGCGTCAATACTGAGGCACATCGATAAACGCACGCGATTCAACGGAGATGACGACATGGCGATGAAGTGGCAGCAGAAGGCGGCAAGCGAGAAGCAGGTGGCATTCATCCGCAAGCTCCTGGAGCAGAAGGACGTCAACGCGAACGATACGGACATGGTAGAGGACGCCTTGAACGCTGGTCGCATGACGGCTGGTCAGGCATCCGGCCTCATCAGCGACCTGTTGCAGCGCAACAACCGTAAGGTGGTCGCACATGACGTAACAGTCAAGGTTGGCGTCATCACTCCGGAGTACGTGACGGAAGACGGCATGTACCTCAAGGACAACGTGATCTACAAGGTGCAGTTCAATAAGGCGCAGGGCGATGGTCGCAGGCTGTACGCGAAGCGGCTGGAAGTCACGAACGAGAGCGAGTTCCTGGCAGACCCGCAGAACGTCGAGCCACACGTTCACTTCGTGTACGAGGCCGGTGCAGTCAAGCGGCTGTGCGCAGGCGACCGCATGACGATGGAGCAGGCCAAGGCGTTTGGCGCGCTCTATGGCACGTGCTGTGTATGTGGTCGCACGCTGACAGACGAGAACAGCATCGCGGCAGGCATAGGCCCAATTTGCGCAGGGAGGTTGTAAGCCATGAACATTACACTGACAAGCAGCTGGGACGAGATTTTACAGTTCGCTCACGATGAGGGATTCGTCGTGAGCGAGCAGTCAAGGGGTAACGGTGCCTTCACGATTCGCAACATGCGCATTGGTGAGGACGTGACTGGCACACGCTCGACGGTACGCGTGTTCTTCGTCGGATATTCACAGGCAAAGTCACGTTATCATTAGGCAAAGCGGTAGGAGTAGCACAGGAGGGTCAGGACGGCCCTTCCTGTGCCTCCTCCGCTGTATGACACGAGTCCGTGGCTGCGGCGTGTGCAACGGGTACTGTAACTGCAAGCTCGAGAAGCCTTGACCAGTAAGCCTGATGTGCCGATACTGTAGACATCAACACGAAGGAGCACACGAGAATGGCACGCAAGGCAAAGGCAGCAGCACCCGAGTTCACCAGTAGCATACGACACCGCGAGTACGGCACGATGAGCCTGGAGCAGGCGCAGATCGCGTGTGCGTACCTCAACACGAAGCACAGCACGGACGCGTACCAGCCCAAGAATCGTTTTCGCAACCGCTGGATAATCATTGAGGTACTGCCCGTATGCGACCTACGTTGCATCGAGGCGCATGGAGACGAGTGTAACTGCCGATGTGGTGGTAAGCACCACCAGGAAGCGGTGGCCTGATGCCACTGTACATAGTGCACGCATGGTGGTATCGTGGTACACGTGGTACCTACGATGGCACAGGAGCCAAGGCTCGGACATGGTACAGTGCGCCCATGTCCGAGCGCGAAGCAGAGCACGTAGCGCAGGAGATGGTCGAGTTGCGCGGTGCGCAGTTCGCATCATGGGAGCAGGTGAAATGTGGTTCGTAAGATGGTGGAGAAACAGGAAGAGCAGAAAGGCAGCGCTGGAGCGCCTAAGCAGGTGGTGCTAAAGTGGTGTGTGGTGCATGGACGAATCGAGCAGGGGAAGGCGCACGCACCGGCACCGCGCATAACACAGCCCAGCGCACGCTTGGTGAGTAAGCGGATGAGGGATGGCTGGTGGTGATGCAGGAGAACGTCAAGAAGCTCACGCCTAAAACAGCGATTAACGTACTTATTAAGCGCATCCATAAACTAGCGCCAGACCTCACAGAACAGGAGTGTCACGACGTCGCTTGGCTTTGGCTTAATTCGTGATGATTACGTCTTTCATAATGAAATAAGCTTGACACCCTGGATTCGGCACACCATACTCTATGATATATGGTTGCCAGTCACGCAGCACGTAAGCACCTACCCATTTGCGGTCATTCTAGTGGTGGTATGCTGCTAGTAATGCGCGCTGGGAAGCTAGTGCTCATCTGCTCAGCGTGTTATCTGGCCGAGAAAGTAGGCTCCTAAAGTGAAGGACGCAACACGAGCAATTGTCCTGGCAAGAGGAGACGTAGCTTTGGTGTCGCAAGTACTGGATAGGCCAGTAGAGGACATCTGGGCTGAGTTCTTGGACGATGAATCAGACATCGCGCCGATGATGCGAAAGCAGATACTTGCGCGTATGTATACCATCCTCGATTCACTTGAGGATGCACTGGTTGATAGGGTAGATGAGCTAGGTCCCTATGAGCTGGTCAAGGCACACGAGTCCGTAGCGCACGGTATACGCGACCTGATGGAGGCTCAGAAAGGACAGCAGCCAGGAGGTACTACTAACAATAACCTTTTCCTCATGGATGGAGACGAAGCAAATGTGCGGCTTGCGCAGCGTATGGGAATCATTTAGTAGTTGCGCCATTGGAACAGGGGGAGTGCCTCGCCAGGCATGTGCTTAATTACATGGGTCTTCGTAAGTGCGTGTTCACCTCGCTGAGCTCCCCCTGTTCTAACTACCATGCTAATAGACATAGAAAAGTACAAGCAGAAGTGGAACTGGAGAAATTACTCCAGGCCCGAACAGTTAGAACCAGATAGCGACTGGTTAATATGGCTCATTAAGACAGGAAGAGGATGGGGTAAGACAAGGACTGGTAGTGAGACGTTACTTGATAAGGTGCGTAAGCACGAGTGGAGAAACATCGCTTTGGTAGGTCAGTCGTCCAGTGACATGCGTGAGACCATGATTGACGAGCTTAGGCTTGCATCTGGCATCATGGCCTGCGCTGGTCCTTGGGAGCGCGTGGAATACCAGCCATCCAAGCGGCGTATTCTGTTTCATGACTACAGCGCTGTTGCACACCTGTACTCGGCAGAAGATCCAGACCAGCTTAGAGGCCCGCAACATGATGCAGCATGGTGCGACGAATTAGCAGCATGGCCGCGCACCACGAGGCAACTAGCGTGGGACAACCTAATGTTCGGCTTGCGCAAGGGTGCTTCTCAGTGCATCGTTACTACTACACCAAGACCAATCAAGATACTGCGCGATATCATGGCGCGTGAACGCACAGTACTTACGGAAGGCTCTACATACGACAATTTAAGCAATCTTTCTGAAGCTTATAAGACCAATGTCATTAAGCCATATGAAGGTACACGACTTGGTAGACAGGAGCTGCAGGGACAGATACTGGATGACAATCCTGACGCACTGTGGTCATTGACCCTCCTAGATGAGGTGAGGGTCAAGACTGCCCCTATCGACTTGGATAGGGTTGTCATAGCGGTTGACCCTGCCGGAAGCAAGGAAGGTCATGAGGTCGGCATCATCGCGGCAGGTCGTCGGCGTGAGAAGGCTCCCGATGTGGGCTACCACGACTGCGGCTACCTGCTTGGCGATTACTCCATGCACGCCAGTCCTTCCGAGTGGGCCGAGCGTTGTCTTACTGCCTACGACATGCACGAAGCCGACTGCATCGTTGTTGAAGACAATTTCGGTGGAGAAATGGTCGCGTCTACCATCACCCTTACCGCTCGTGCCCTTGGTCGCTCAGTGCCACATGTTAAATCTGTTCATGCAACACGAGGCAAGGTTGTACGAGCTGAGCCTGTAAGCGCGTTGTCGGAACAGCGACGTATTAAGCATGTCGGACCATTCCCAAAGCTGGAAGAGCAGATGGTCGACTTTATCGCAGGAGATGCAGACGACCGAGTTGATGCTTACGTGTGGGCCTTTACAGACCTTATCGCAGGCAAGGAATACGAGTTGCACACGTGGTAATTGAAACCATCGATAATCCAGCCACAAGTGATCAGTACAGTTCTCGTACGGTAATTGAGACGGCACTTAGTCAGCTCAAGTCACGTGCGCGAATGTATGAGCTCTACCATGCTTATTATGAGGGTGTTCAGCCACTGACATTCACGTCTGATAAGTACGACGAGGCCTTCTCCAAAATGGTCTCGAAGTACACAGAGAATATGTGCCCTGCAGTTGTTGACGCAGTTGCAGACAGGCTTCGTGTTACTGGATTCAGCGTGGACGAAAGCAAGGCTCCAACAGTAACGTCAGCAGCAGAGGATATCTGGCGCAGAAACCGCATGGATGAGCTGGCTGGTCAGGTGCATACAGAAGCATTGAAAGAAGGTGATGCTTACGTCATCGTGTGGCCAGATGTGGAAGACACATCGCTCATTCGCATCTGGCCTCAGGATGCTAATGGCATCACCTGTTACTGGGACGAGGAAACGAACGAACTCGAGTGGGCTGCTAAGTGGTGGATTCAGGATGAGGATAAGCTTGGTCGATTGACCCTTTACTTCCCTGACCGCATTGAGCGGTACATTACGAATAGTAAAGTGAACGAGACAGGTGGCTTCGTAGCCAAGGCTACTGCTGTTCACGAATACGCTCCGACAATCGCTAATCCATACGGACGCGTTCCTGTCTTCCATTTCGCTAACAATGCGCGAATTAGCAAGTGGGGCAAGTCCGAGCTACAGAACATCATTCCAGTTCAAGACGCACTTAACAAGTCCGTTTGCGACATGCTTGTAGCAATGGAGTTCGCAGCATTCCCGCAGAGATGGGCTACTGGAATTCAGGTTAAGACAGACCCTATTACAGGTCGCGCACAGCAGCCGTGGAAGTCTGGTGTAGATCGCCTGTGGGCAACTGGAGCTGAAGACGCGTCGTTTGGTCAGTTCGAAGCGGCCGACTTGTCGCAGTACATTGCAGCACAGACACGATTCAAAGAAGCCATCGCAGATATCAGTGGTACTCCGCAGCACTATATACAGATGGCATCATCTAATCAGCGGTGGCCTTCTGGCGAAGCATTGAAGACGGCTGAGTACCGCTTCGTTTCCAAGGTAACTGACCGTCAGATTAGCTTCGGTAATACGTGGGAAGATGTGATGAGCTTTGCGCTCAGCATTCAGAACAAATTGCCAGCTGAATTGACCATCAGCACTGAGTGGCAGGATGCATCGCCACGAACAGACCAGGAAACAGCGTCAGTTGGTGTACTTAAGCAGTCACTCGGTGTGCCACAAACTCAGATTTGGCGTGAGATGGGTTACTCGGAAGATGATATCGTGCGAATGACAGCAGAGAAGCAGCAACAGGATGAGGCTTCGATGCAGCGTCAAGTTGCTCTCTTTCAGCGTGGTGCTCCAGGAGATTCTGGTTCCGGCGGCAGTGGCAGCGGATTTGGGCCTGGTAACTAATGCCTGATATCTACGAGGTCATTAAGGAGCAAAGAGCACAGTTATCTTTGCGCCAGGGAAGGATGCTTGATGACCTCAAAGTTGGATACCAGAGCGCGCTGAATAAGCTAGAAGAAGAAAGCATGCGCATTCTGGCACAGGAGTCAGTGCCGAGTATCGTGCGACAAGCGCAGTTAATTGCGCTGGTGGATGACATTCAGCAACAGATGGCTGCGTTGGACATTATTAGCGCGCGTCGAATCACACTTGAACAGCAACGAGTTATCGTACTTAGTTCAGAGCATGTTCAAGCATTGATTAGGGCGTACGGTTTGCTGCCACGAGTTAACACAGTTGCAGTGGCGCGTCTCGCGGCTGGCGCTGTGCAAGGGGCTCCGATTCAATCACTACTTGCAATGTACAGTTCCGATGCAGGAGAGAAGGCTCGTCAGGTACTAGTAAGAGGAGCGATTTTAGGTGACAATCCACTCAAAATAGCACAGGACCTTAGAGGAGCCATGCAGACGGCGCAATATGCGGTAGAACGTGTGGCAAGAACAGAGGTACTTCGGGCATATAGAGGAGCTGTACAAGAGCGCACGAAAGAGCAAGGATTCAACGGGGTAGTTTGGGTCTGTAGCGCGAATGCGTGTGCTTATTGCTGGTCAATGTCCGGCACTGTGTATCCATCCGAGATGGCAATGGATACACACCCGAATTGCGAGTGCAGTTGGGCTCCGAATATCGGTCCTGATAACGCTATACCTGATGGTGAAGATGCGTTCGCAGAACTGCCCGATGCAAAGCAGCGCGATATCCTTGGACCTACGAAGTTCAATGCGTACAAGGATGGTCGCATAGCATTGAGTGATCTTGCTGGTCATGCAGTGCATCCCATTTGGGGGCCAATAGGGTACGAGAAGTCCCTTGCGGAATTAGGGCTGAGATAGCCAAAGGAGCTAACGCGAGATGCGAACTGGTTGGTGGGATTCATTCCTTCGATTTGATGGCGATGGCGGAGCCGGAGCCGGAGCTGGCGCAGGAGCCGGAGACGGTGGCGCAGGAGGGTCAGGAGGCGGCGGAAGCGGTAACAGTGGTGCTGGTGGTGGCAAAGATACTCCAAAGGACCCTCCGTGGAAGGCCGAGTTTGGCGATAGCTTCGACCCTGAGAAGGCGTGGGAACTGATTCAGAACCAGCGCCGCGCTGAGCGCACGCTCAAAAAGGAACGAGACGACGCAACCGGCAAGGTCAAGGAGTACGAGGACAAGGACAAGACGGAACTGGAGAAAATCCAGACGAAAAACAAGGAGCTCGAAGAGCAGGTAAAGACCTTGCTGGCCGAGCAGACGCGACGCAACGTCGCATCCGTCATCGAGACGGCTGCGCAGGCGGCAGGCGCCTTGTATCCTGCTGACGTCTTCAAGCTCATCGACCAGTCCGAACTCGAGATGAGTGACGACGGAAAGGTTAAGAACGCTGAAAAGGTCATACAAAACCTGAAACAGGCCAGGCCTGCACTGTTTGGTCGTGCGCCAAGCGCTGACGGAGGAGCCGGACGACAAGGCTCATCTCCGGAAGGCGCAGGTGTGATGAACGACTTGATACGCAGGGCAGCTGGTCGCGCATAAAGGAGAGCGCAATGCCGTACGACAACATTATTAGCCGTACCGACTCACAGGCCCTTGTTCCGGAGGACGTGAGTAATCGGCTACTGCAGGGAATGATTAATCAGTCCGCTTCCCTGACACTGTTCCCTCGTGTGCCTATGGCACGAAACCAGCAGCGCATGCCTGTACTGTCTGCCCTGCCGACGGCCTACTTCGTCAACGGAGATACGGGCCTCAAGCAGACCAGCGAGCAGGCATGGAGCAACAAGTTCCTGAATGTCGAAGAGCTGGCAGTCATCATTCCCATTCCGGAGAATGTGCTGGATGACACGAGCTATGACGTCTGGGGCTCTATCCAGCCGAACATGGAGCAGGCCATTGGTCGTGCTTTGGACGCAGCTATCTTCTTCGGCGTCAACGCTCCGGCATCTTGGCCGACGAACGTAGTAGCTGGCGCAATTGCGGCAGGCAATCAGTATACGCGTGGCACCAACAACGCTGCGGCTGGTGGAATCGCAGCCGACATCTCAAACCTGATGGGCCTCATCGAGGCCGATGGCTACGACGCACAGGCAGCCATCGCCAACCGTACCTGGCGTGGCCTGCTGCGGAACGTTCGTGACAGCGTTGGAGACCGCCTGCTTGAGGTGAACCCGACTGACATGTACGGTACGCCTGTCACCTATCCTATGCGTGGCCTTTGGCCTACTGGTTCAGACGTGGCTGAGATGATTGTCGGCGACTACGCAGGCAACGGCATCCTTGGTGTGAGGTCGGACTTCACCTACAAGATGCTGACGGAAGCCGTCATCCAGGACAACACTGGAGCCATCATCTACAACCTGGCGCAGCAGGACATGGTGGCTATGCGGCTCACGTTCCGTGTTGCATGGCAGATCGCCAACATCATCAACTACGACCAGTCAGACGAGAGCGCACGCTACCCGTTTGGCGTCATGCTGACCCCCTAACAGGGGTCATCTACAGGACCGTAGGAGGGTCAGGAGCAACGATGAGTAACGAAGCACCACGTACGACAGTGATGGAGGAGACGCTGCCAGCCTCGACCATCCTGGCGACAACGACAATCGAGATTGGTGAAGTACAGGAGGCCGGTGTTGTGTCGGCAGCCTCGTACTTTCCGGTCTCGAACATCACAGGGGCTGCCTCGCCGGCTTCGCGAGACATCTCTATCATTAATAAAGGTCAGGACGGCAACGGCGCAACGGTCGTAGCTGTGTTGCACCTACTCAGCGGCGTCAATCCTCTTGACTTCGACAAGACGGCAATGACGCTCAGTGCTACTCCCGCTAATCTGGCAGTGGCGGCAGGTGACGTACTGGCTGTCACCTCCGTCCCTGTTGGAGGTACGGGTCTGGTAGACCCAGGTGGCCGGGTTGAGGTGGAAATCCACCGCAGCTAGGCAGCATGGTTGTCGGAGGCGTAGAACACAGGCTACGTCCTCCGACAGCCACCAATTCTGACGAAAGGAGACAAAAGTAATGACACCGACTGACAAGAACGAAAAGGACAAGATTAGCGAAGGCTCAGATACGCCTAGTGATGGCACACCTAATCAGCCTGAGCAACAGCCTTCGCCGGCTGGTGGAGACCAGGTGGCGGATGCTCTGCACGAAGAACAGGAGAAGGGCTATCGTGGCACCGTGCCGGATGAGAACCCTAATTCTGTGTACACCGTGGCTGGTGTAACCAAGAACAAGCCAGAGGGCAAGTAAAGCCATGCTCCAGACTGACGCAGAAGCGCGACTCAAGATGATGACGAGCTGGGACGTAGATCCTCAACTGACTCAGGACGAAATCGACATACTCCTGACCGACTGGAAAGTGCCCTTCTACACTCCCGACACGTGGAATCTTGATAGCGCTGCTGCGGCAGGCTGGCTTGTCAAAGCCGGAAAATGCGCCAATCGATTCAACTTCTCTTCGGACGTTAACTCTTTTTCGCGTGACCAGTTGTATCAACACTGCATCATGCAAGCAAAGAAGTACAACAATGCAATGCTCACTATTGAGGTGGGCAATCGAAAGACGTATGACCCAGTCATAGGAAACGTGGATTACACCAATGAGTGACGAAGAAGAAGTTGCAAGAGCAATCGAATACCGACGCAAAATGCGTGCGCGAAACGCAAACGCATTTGCTGCTGAAATGACGCTGTCAGGAAGTGCTGAAGCACTGCACGAACTGCGCATAAAGACCAGCGCATTGCGTAACTGGGATGGCTGGGATCCTGAGAACGAAGGTGAGGTAACTCGACCTATCAAGTCGAATGGCGTCTGATGACTAACCTACTGACACAAGCCGAGATCATTAGCATGCGTGATGAGGTGGTTAATACCCAGCTCAATCACCTCTGCTCAATCTCACGTAGAAGTCAGGTAGGAGAAGATCCAGGCGGTCAGCCTACTTATGAGTGGGCTGACATAGCAACACTTGAGCCTTGTCACTATTGGAAGGAAGTAGAGACAGAAATTGTCGGTCCTCAAAACGCTGTAGTAGCACGTGAGCGTCTTGTGCTACAAGCGCTGATAGATATTAGCGAGCAAGACCGAATCACATCTCTCACTGACACTGATGGCACTAACATCGTTGCTGACACACCACTCGATGTAATCGAAGTAGAGAGGGCACAGAACCAGACGGTCTGCGTGTTGAAACAAATCTCATGACTTGGGAGCTAACCTGGAAGGGAGATACTGTCAAAGCACGCACACGCGACCAGGTGGCGGATGCCTTGAATAAGACTGCAGCATTAGCCGTGCAAATCGCTCAGCAGAAGGCGCCGCGAAGAACTGGCTTTATGGCTAACACGATTCAAGTAGTCGATGAAGCCAAACCGAATCAGCTCGAAGTGACATGGGGCAACGTGACAGCGAACTACACACTTTGGCAGGAGATAGGCTCACGTGGTCGTGTGGGCAAGTACTTCCTGCGCAATGCTGCTGACCAAGCGTACCCTAAGCTTAAGGGATTCATACGTCGCAATGACTGATTCATTCACATACGATAACGGAGCCTTGCGTGGTGTACTGCTTGCGGATACGGTTGTCAACACGCTGACTGCAGGCCGGATTTTCGCCGACGAGTTGCCAGACGTTCAGGCAAAGGACATGCCAAGAAAGGCAGTGGTGATAAGCAGCGCGGGAGGTACGGGCGCATTCGGATACGTACCAATCGGCTACAGAGCAAAGGACTTCAAGTGCTATGCAGAGTCACCTTATGAGGCCAGTCGGCTATGGTCGGCTGTGCAACAGGTGCTGCATGGAATTCAGCGTCAGCTTGTTAATCCGCCAGGTGGCTTAGGTGGTGTTCTTTTATACGACGCAGCTAGAGTTAGTGGCCCAATTATGCTGCGCGAGCCGGAGACGAATTGGCCACTAGTGTTTGGCACGTTTAGCGTGCTCATAGCTGACGAAGCGGAGGTGTAATATGGGAGCTCCTTTTGAGGTAATCGCAGGTCCAATCGAAGCATGGGTAGCACCGCTACTCACGGCCTTCCCGGACATGGATGACGCAGATCCAGCAGTGGACTGGATTTGGCTTGGTGAGAATGGTGCGAAGAACATCGCTGAATCAGGCGTGTCCATTCACGACGCAGCTACGAGCAACGACTGGCGCGCCCTCGGAACGACGATGGCAGTCAAGAATTTCCTCGTGTCGGAGGATCTGCGTGTCGAGTTCGACCTGGACGATGTACGGCTGGAGATGTGGTCAATCGCGCGAGGAGGTCCTGCAACGACCGCCTCGAACGTTACCACTGTTGCAGCCGGTGTTGGCACGATGGGACACAAGGACCTGAGCCTCGTACGTGACTTGGACAGCATCAACACGGTAGCCTTGCTGCTTCGTCAGAAGCAGTCGGCCTATGGTGAAGGTGCCTTCAAGATGACACAGTACGAGTTCCCAAAGGCCGTCTGTCCTGGCG